ACAACATTAATCATACATATCATAGTAATATCAACTACTTATACTTGTTACATAATTGTAACAGATATTACACGTAATTATAACATTATCCTAATTACTCAATGATTATAATAGGTTAGCGTGTTACAAAATTGTAACAATGAGATATAATAAGATATGATTTGACAATCAATGAATAAAGTCCTATCCTATAGATAACCAACCTACATATTGTATAAATAACTATTTAACCCACAACATAATGAGATAACAGGTATATTATCTATACTATCTATGTTTATCTTTCGCAGAAGTTAAGTTAAGTAATAACTTGACATATATTGTGGTCTCATATATGATACATGGAGTATCACAGGTGAGACTAAGTTTAAAAAAGTTTCATTCACTTACTTCAAGAACTTTTATATGAAAATAGAAAAAGCTAAATTAACTCAATATCTTAGAGAAGGTAAGTCCAAAGAAGAGATTGCACAAAAATGTAATGTAACAGTTCAAGCAGTTTATAAAAGTATTAGAAAGTTTAATCTTCTTGTTACGCAAGACGTGGCCCTCGAGAGTGGTCACAAAGTTTTAGCGCAAAGTCTGAACACCGTTGAGCAGCTATTTGATATCAATGAAGTGACTAGAAAGATCTTAGCCGAACTCACCGGGGAAGATCACATCATCGATAACATAGTGAAGGCGGTCCAGGCCTTTATAGATTATGAAGCCAAGCCTACCAAAAGTAAGGCGAGTTACATCAAGGACAGAATTAAGATAATCATCAGCGAGAAGAATACAGCCATTAAAGCCTGCGATCAAATCCTCAAACAACTCAACTTCCAACATGAGATATACAAGACGCTTTATGACATTACAGCGATCCAGGAGTTCCAGCAAGAGGTCCTGAGCACCATTGCTGAAGTAGCACCGGAGGTTCGGAATGCTATCATCAAACGTCTTAAAGATAAACGGGTACTGAGACAGTCTGTAACCATTATTAGCCCTGATAAATTGGGTTCTTAATCATGCTACGATATACGGCTATTTACTACGATTTACGGGTGCGTACTACAACGACTATCACTAAGCATAATGATGTATTAGTTATAAGATAATGATATGTTTATCAAACCAATTCAGGCAGTTATGGGTAATGTGGGGTGATTAAAACTTGTTTACGTAATAACTATTATCGGACACTATGCTCCCCACACCACAGCTTAAAATAGCAATAAAAGAAAAGATTAAAAACCACAAGCGGGCTATTGCTTATATTCCCTGGTCAACCCAGAAGAAAGAAATAGAGGTTAAGATCAAAGCATTTCAAGAAGTATTAGAAATGATGGAGGGACCTGATGGCTATAAGAATACGCAAAACAGACAGTATTAAACCATACGGCTATATCGCTCTTTGTGCAGCAGAATTTAAAGCTAAAGATGGAGATATTTATATTGATGATGCTATTGACTATGCTCTCAGGATGAAATTTATCAAGGATTATGAATCTGAGGGTATAGATTTTGGAAGCAGGTCTACCCTACCCGAGATCGACGACAACACCCCAGATTGTAACTGTAAGCAACATAAGATATGGCATTGGTGCCCTTTTCATAACTGGTGCAACCCTATTTCACGAGTAGGGATGTAATGAATTATCATAAATCAGCCATGAGTAAACCCCCTAACAAAGCAGAGCTATTTGATAATTTTCTCAATATTATTGAAATGGAGTTGCCGGGAAGTACCGAGGCTCCCCCCTTCTGGTTCTGGGTAAAAAGGATTATCTTGGACGGTAAACCCTTTACATATGATCGTCACGAGTATTTGATCGAACCTTACAAAGACACACACCCTGATCAATCATTTTTAAAGGCTGTCCAGTTAGGCCTCACCTCTTTAGCTATGCTCAGGGCTATTTATAATGCCCGGTATCGAGGATTCAAGGGCATCTTATATTTATTCCCTTCCAGGTCGGACGTCATAGATTTCTCAAAAGGCCGCGTAACTCCTCTTATCGAAGATAATCCGGATAACATAGGGACTTGGATAAAAGACACCGATGCTGCCAGCATAAAACAAATATGGAATGCCTTTCTATATTTCAGAGGAATGAGGTCACGAACTGGGCTCAAATCTGTTCCCATTGATTATCTAATTATGGATGAGCTTGACGAAGCTCCTCAAAATGCTATTGATATGGCTATGGAAAGGATGGCCCACAGCGAGTTCAAAGAGGTTTTAAAGCTATCTAATCCCACCTTGCCTGACTATGGCATAGATTCTGCCTTTCAAGAGACAGATCAACGCTATTGGTTACTAAAATGTCCCAAGTGTAATCACTATACCTGTCTTGAGGACACCTTCCCGGACTGCTTACTTGAGGTCAATGGTAAGGTAATCAGGGCTTGCGAGAAGTGTGGGGCGGAACTTAATCCTTCCCTGGGGGTCTGGGTAGCAAGGAAACCAGGCATAACAAACAAGAGAGGCTATCACTTTAGCCAACTATTTAGTTACTATGTTGAACCGTCAGACATACTTCATCAATTCAGAACAACAAACAATCTTTTAGATTTCTGGAATTTAAAGATTGGGTTTGGTTATGTCGAGGCGCAGAACAGGTTAAGCGTTGAAGAGGTATTAGACCTGTGTGGTTCCGAAGGCATTGCAAGCTCTGATGTAGGTCCCTGCTTTATGGGAGTCGATCAAGGCAAAGATTTGCATACCGTCATAAGCAAAAGATATCCACCGAAGGCTGGTAAAATTATCCATGTAGAGGTTTACAAAGATTGGGAAGAATTAGATGGATTAATGAAAAACTTCAATGTCAGTCGATGTGTGGTTGATGCTCTACCGGAAACACGTAATGCCAGAGCCTTTGCAGAGCGTCATAAAGGCAGGGTTTTCCTTAATTATTACAATATTCATCAAAAAGGTGCTTACAAATGGAATGAGGGAGAATTGCAAGTTTCCTGCAACCGGACAGAAAGCCTGGATGCTTCGCATAGGGAGATTACGGAGCGGTCTATAGTACTACCCAAGAGGTGCGAAATAGTCCGGGAATTTGCTAAACACCTTCACAATGTCGCCAGGAAGCTGGAAGAAGACGAGGACACTGGTTCGAAAAGATATAGTTACGTTAAGTTAGGGGTAGATCATTTTCGTCATGCTTTCAACTATATGATTATGGGATTACATTATGGCAGGGATTCATTTTTCGGGGATATAGTGGGGTAACAATGGAGGTTAAAATTATGAATGAACAAGAGATCAAGGAATCAATTGAAGGACAAGAGTATCTCTATCTTAAATGCACCAAATGTAACGAAAGAATTAAAATAGCCCAAAATAAAGGTTCTCATTGGCTTATGTATGAGTTTCTTTATGACTTTGCTATTGAACATTTTGCTTACGATCATAAGCCTGAAGATATTGTTTTAGAATGGGAAACATGAAATGCAAAATAAATGGTATTGGACATCAAATTACGGGTTAACTCCTATCCCTGATGAATATACCCTAACAGCATTAAGACTGATGTTGATTGAAAAATTGAGAGTGCGGATGCTTTTAATGGCCAAGGTATTTGACGGAGGCCAAGAGATCAGTGTGACAAAATAAGAGTAGCCTTAAATCTACATGTTTATTGTGATACAAGTTTAGTAGAGAAAAGCTTTGACCATTTTCTTATACAACGAATGCCGGTTTTTGAAGAAGGAGACGAATTACCCAGTTTAAAAGATATGCCTACGTATAAGATAAAAAAAGCCAATAAAAAACCATGACCCTCATCATCCAACGCGTAGAAGAGCCACAAATTCCCATTGTCCATGGTGAGCGGGATTTTGCTCATGTCCAGAACAAGCCTCCGCCTAAACGTCCTCATCCATACTATTTCCTGAATACGGAAACACAGGAAGAATATTCCTGGATAGAGGGAGCTTTCGCAGTACCTGGCTATCAATATCCCGGATTTGCTATAATCATATCCTTAGACCGGAAAGAACATCCTGACCATGGAAAAAGATTTATCAGGGTATTAGAAGAGTTTGAAACTATAAATTTGTCTGACATAGAAGGGCTTATCGAGGGCTGTGTTGCGCTTAAAAAGAAATATGGGGTTTACCCTTTACTTCAACAGGGATTCTACACAGAGCTTGATGAGCCTACTGCTGAGAAGGTATACAATGTTATCTCTAAATTATATGGGGAAACCTCACAGTTTTGGCCTATACCCGGGGCCTATTCCGAGGAAGGCAATCCATTTAACCAGTATTTCAACACACTCGCTCATTATAAAAGCATTTTAGATGTGAGTAATGCTCCCAGGTTAAAGAATTATTTATTGATGATTAAAAAGGGCAAGATACATCTGACCGCTGAAGATAATCCGGCTATAGCTGCTATTGCCTATGCAGTGAGTGCCCTTGTTGCTAAGAAGCCATGGCAGTTTCAGCAAGAGGATGGGGTGTGGGAGTTGGATAGTGAATATTAATCATAAAGGAGATGCTGAAAAGGAAAGCAAATTGCATAAAAAGTTTAGCAAATATAGAATACATGGTGAGTGGTTTACAGTAGAAAAGTCAATCTTAAAATATATAGGTAAATTATGCGATATGAAGGTTGGAAAGAAGTCGCTCGATATTTAGGAAAGCATCCTGATACTGTAAAAAGATGGTTTAGGCGGGGTAAAATTCTTCTTACACGCAATCCTGCTAACAATAGGGTAGTACTTTATACAGATGATCTTAAAAAATCTGAAAATACATATAAAATGCCCTGAAAATACCCCCAAAATACCCCCAAAATACCCCTACTTTGTCACCCCCTCCCTCGTTTGACACCTCATAATCAATGATATATTCTACATTCTTAATACAACTTTTCATAACTACCTTCTAAGGCTATGCCTGGTTGTCCGATCACGGCTGGGCATAGCCACCTAATTGGGGATATATGTTGCAAGACAGTTTTACATCAAAATCTATTCTATCCAAATATCAACACAATGCCTTTCGTCATCCTATAAAGAATCCTGCATATTGCGGATACATTCTTTATGGTTTTTATAGAACAAACAAAAAAATCAACCTTTTAGTAATAACTTAAAATAGGAGATATAAAATGGGAAAATTTAAAAAATATTTGATTTTAGCTATGGCCATGGCCTTTATGGTGTTTTCATTCGGGCCTGTTGTAGCAGATCAGTCTAAGGTCCCGCTCATTGGCGGAGGGCAATCATATTT